ATTTATGTTTAATTAAAGGATCAGAAGATATGGCAAAGCCAGCGGATAAAAAGTGGATTCAAAAAGCCATTAAAAGACCTGGAGCATTCACCGCCAAAGCTAAAAAAGTTGGCAAAACTCCAGCAGGCTTTGCTGCAACAGTTACAAAAAACCCAGGTAGATACAGTAAACTAACTGTACAGCAGGCGAATTTTGCTAAGACATTAAAGAAAATCACCAATAAAAAGAAGAGATGATTTATGGCCGTAAGAAGATATACTGGAATTACTGATGGCAAAAACAAAATACAAGGTAAAAAAGATGCTATAGAAAATATGGTTGGCTTTCTTAGCTATTCCTTCGGCCTGACAAAGGTTGGTACGATTGGGGATAGCCTAACCTCAGTTCACTCCACTGGGAGAGCATTTGACATCCGCGCCTGGGATTATGCAAAAAAAAATTTTCTTACAATTAATTTTGAAGAAAGAAATTGGAATTTAATTCACTACCTTTATATTAATAGAGACTATCTTGGTGTTGAAGAGATACACGATTATGTTGGACTATATGTATCGGGAACAATGACCAGATATGATGGCAGTGGTAGAGGTAGTGATTCATTCTATGGCGCAGGGTATAGATGTAATAGGGATAATGTCACTGAATTATATGCCCCCACTGGGTGGAAACGGTGGAACCTTGAGTCCCATAGAAGTCATGGTGGAGATAGCCCTGGAATGAAGCACGTACATGTAGAAATGTCTCCAGCTGCAGCTAAAGATTCGGTCCAGTTAATATCCAAGGTAGATGCTTCAGTGCGTAATTATTTTCAGCTCAATTGGCACTCTACAGCGTTAGTAGGTTCTGGTGCTAATGCGTATGTCCAAGCAACTAGAATTAAAAATAAAGCCTATCCGATCAGATAAAAGAATCTAGTCAAGCTTTAAGTGATACATTACTATTATAATAGATACCAAAATAGGAGATTAATAAATGAGTCAGTACCCTTACATAAAACTAGTCGTCCCAACTGCTCTTAAGCAGTACAAGAATGGCCAATTAGCCGAAAGTGTCCTCGCTTCAGTAAAAACTGGAGGAAAAATGTATGCACCAGTTGCAGCACAGTTTAACAAGATGTATGATGCTGCCCTTGCTGCTGGTTTTAAGTTAAAGAATGTTGGTGACTATCGTTCCTTTGAGGGTCAACTAGCCATGTTCCGTGACCGTTATGTACTTGAAAACACTGGTACTGGCGTAACCCGAACATTTGAAGGTAAGACATGGTACCTAAAGAAGGGCAAGGCTCCTTCAGCAGCGCCGGATCCAACTGGCCTCAAGGGCTCGAATCATGGATGGGGACTAGCAATTGACCTTGGTTATGACGTCAATGGCAAACTCACCTCAATGGGTGGAAAATGTTTTGAGTGGATGTGCGCCAATGCACCCAAGTATGGTTTCTACCTACAAGGTAATAACGCAGCCTCTAAAGAATTCGAAGCTTGGCACTGGCAGTACACACTAGGTGACGCTTCGCCTGATGGTTCCGTGCAGGCGCCAGTTGAAGCTCTGAAGCCCTCTGGAGGCTCCGTAGAGGCTGGCCCGATGAACTTTGAGTACCCTGGTACTCCAGTCGGTCTTGGGTCAAAAGGAGTATCAGCTTCTCTTGTTCAAGCAATGATTGGCGCAAAAGCCGATGGTGACTTTGGTGCCAAGTCTGTTGCCTCACTTAAGGCATGGCAGACCGCTAATGGTTTAACTGCGGACGGCTCAGTCGGCCCTATTACATGGAAGAAGATGTTTGGCTGATGCGCAAAGTAATTTTAACATTAACAGCTGTATTAGGTGCATTTTGCATGGGACTCTTGAGCGGATGTAGTGATTCGTACAGGTACCCATGTCAGGATCCAGCTAATTGGGAGAGTGCGGATTGTAAGCCACCAATTTGTACAGCTTCTGGAACATGTCCAGAAGATATATACGGGAGTGTACCTCAATGAATGAAAAGAAAAGATATACAAATAGTGAAATAAAAGCTCGTATGGTTTTATTTGTGGGTGCGACTTTAGCATTTACATTTACGGTTATTGTTTGTGGAGTTATGTACGCTTTAGTATTCGTAACACAGCCGATTGACCAACAAAGTCCCAATGACAAAGCTTTTATTGATTCCTTGTTAGTTCCAATAGTTCTATTCCTTTCCGGATGTTTGTCAGGAGTTCTCGCAGCAAACGGATTAAAGGATAAGGAAACAAAGCCTACAGATAGCGGATATCAGATTTACGATCAAGATAGAAGCTGATCATGGCAGAGAAAAGAAATGTTCCAAAGAATCCAAAGCTATGGAGTCAAGCTAAGTCACAAGCTAAATCGAAGTTCGACGTCTATCCTTCAGCATATGCCAATGCTTGGGCCGCTAAAAAGTATAAAGCATTGGGTGGGGCATGGAAAACTACTTCAGCTCCAAGAAAAAAGAAGTAATATAATATGGCTGGTCCAAAAGGTGTAGGTTTAACTAAATGGTTTAATCAAAAATGGGTTAATATAGGAGCCCCTAAGAAGAATGGCAAGTGGCAACCCTGCGGAACCTCTGGTAAGGGTGGCGGATATGCTAAATGTTTACCAGTAGCAAAAGCAAATGCGCTTTCGCCCGCACAAAGAAAAAGTGCAGTACAAAGAAAAAGAGCACAAGGCACGCCAGTCAAAGGGGCTAAGGGGCAAGCTCCAAGAAATGTATCAACTCTTAAGAAGAAAAAATAATGGATGACATGACCTTTGCTGGTTTTATGCCGGCAATGAAGAATGTAGAAATCACTCCACCGACTTCAATGATAACTACTGAAGGTGGATTGATTAGTGGTCATGTGATAAAAATAACTTTTGGAGATAATCAAGAAATGATTTTTAGTACTACCGAAGAACAACTACAGAAATTATTCTTTTTAATTTTAAAAACAATTAATAAGTAAATTACTATTACATAATGGTGGCGTGGTGTGACTTCAAAAGAGCACTGCGCCACCATTTGTGTTATAATAGATTAGAGTAATTTAATACGTAAGCCAGACTGAAACAGGTACATATGGCAAAGATACTTTATTATGATATAGAAACCGCACCAAACCTAAGTTACGTTTGGGGGCACTTTGAGCAGAATGTTATTGAACATGAGCGCGAATGGTACTTGTTGTGCATATCCTACAGATGGGAGCACGAAACTAAAACACAAGTCTGTGCTCTAGTAGACTTCCCAGATACTTACGCAAAAGATCCAGAAAATGATATGCACGTTGCCAAGAAATTGTGGGACCTTTTAGATGAGGCTGATATTGTTATCGCACACAACGGCGATAGATTCGATATGCGTAAAGCTAATGCAAGATTCGTGTACCATAATTTTGGACCGGTCTCGCCAGTAAAACAAATTGATACGTTGAAATCTGCTAGAAGATACTTTATGTTCAATAGCAATAAATTAGATAATCTTGGCAAGCACTTAGGTGTAGGTGCTAAAGTAGATACAGGCGGCTTTGCTACATGGGCTGGATGCATGCGTGGAGACATGAAGGCATGGAAGACGATGACAAAGTATGCGAAGCAAGACGTTGACTTGTTGCGTAATGTGTACATGAAGCTGAGACCATGGATGGCTAATCATCCAAACCTTAATGTATATTCCGGAGAAAGCTGTTGTCCAACATGTGGATCAGATGATCTGCAGCGTCGTGGACAACGCTATACACAAGTGGCTACTTATCAGCAATGGTATTGCAACTCGTGCGGAGCATGGAGCAGAACTAGAATGGTAGAAGACGTAGAAAAGCCTGGCCTAGTTCCCTGATTAATTTAGGAGAGGTGCCAGAGTACGGTTGAATGGAACATCCTGCTAAGATGTCGGTATCTGAAAAGGTACCCGTGGGTTCAAATCCCACCCTCTCCGCAAAATAAAGGATAAAAAATGAAAAGAAATATATATTGTTTTTGGGTCGGCCATAATAATACAGTTATGAATGAAAATAGAGTTAATGGATTAAACTCATTAATTAATAATTCTCAAGTAAATGTTATATTAGTTGATAATGACAACCTTGCTGATTATATTCTTCCAGAACATCCTCTTCATGAGGGATTTAGATACCTTTCAGATGTACATAAGGCAGATTATCTAAGAACATACTTTATGCACCACCATGGTGGAGGATATAGTGATATCAAACCGTGCGCCTGGGATTGGAATCCATACTTTGATCAACTCGAATCTTCTGATGCGTTTGGCATTGGTGCCCCAGAAGATGAGGGAGAACTATCAGTAACCGTAAAGCAGCGTCCGTGGCTAGGAAAATATTGGCCCTACTTAGTGACTAATGATTTGTATATATTTAAACCAAATACATTTTTTACTAAAGTTTGGTATGAAACATTATTAGGAATAATGGATTCTAAATTAGAAAGTCTAATTAAAAGTCCAGCTAAACATTCAAGAGAAGCAGCTGATACCGTTCATACAGGTTATCCAATTGAATGGGGAGAGATTTTATTAGAAATATTTCATCCACTATGCTTCTTTAACTCAAGCAAGATATTAAAAACAATGCCATACCCAATCACACAAAATTATAGGTGAGATAAATGAATCCAGATACCATACCTCAGGGTCAAGGAATTAAGGTAGTTGTTGGCACAAGAACATACCTAGGTGCAGACTGGGTACATGTAGATATAGATCCGTTTTATCTACATGCGACAGACGGCAAATGCTATGATGTTGATATAGTAGCAGACGCAAAAGATATACCGCTACCAGATGATTATGCAGATATAGTATTTAGTTCAGAATGCTTGGAACATTTTCCATGGAATGAATATCAACTAGCATTAAAGGAATGGTGTAGGATACTTAAGCCCGGTGGAGTGATAAGAATAGAAGTTCCAGATTTTTTAAACACGTGCAAAAAGATATTAGCGCTTAACTCTCTTGAAGGCGATAGAGCAATGCAACAGATTTTTTTTGCTGGACAAAGTAATCAATATGACTTTCATTACGTCGGATTGACTAGTAGAATGCTAATTGACGACCTTGAAAAGTTAGGACTTGAAATTATAAATGTAGTTGAGGCAGATGAGTTTGGCCTAATGAATGTAGATGCGGTAAAGTTAATAATTGATCAAGACTATCTATTAAGAATAGATGCAAGAAAGTGACAACATGAGAACAGATTGGTTTGACAACACAGTTATATGCACAGCTGTAACCGGAGGGTATGACTACGCATTTCCTCAGATTGAAGTGCCCGGAGTTGACTATATATTTTTTACAGATGGAAATTCTCCAAACCCAATTCCAAGTCCATGGAAGATAGAATTTTTACCTGAGTGTGACAGCCATTTAGATAGTAGACGCAGATCAAAAAGACCAAAATTAAATCCACACTCAATACCGATATTGAATAATTATAAGTACGTAATTTGGATAGATGGCGAAATGCAAATCCTTCATTCAAACTTCGTCGAAGAAATTATGAGCCATATGGATAATGGTTTCGTTGCATCGCTACACCCAGATGCCGCTGTTGAAAATGGAAGATACTGCGCTTACGGCGAGGCTACAATTAGACCTCCCAAGTATGCAAGTGAACCGCTGGATGCGCAGTGTGATTTTTATAAATCTGAAGGATTTCCAGAAAACTATGGACTCTATGCCTGTGGACTATCCGCAAGAGATATGACAAATGAAAAAGTAAAACAAATTGGCGAATTGTGGCACGAACAAAATCTCAATTGGTCTTATCAGGATCAGGTCAGTTTTCCATATTGTTTATGGAAATATGATTTTAAACCAGACATCCTCCCGAAAACGCTCTATCACATGGGCTGGCTATGCCTAAACCTACACAAGGAAGAAGATTAATATGAATGAAGTAAAATTTAACTTAGGTGGGATTGGGCGTGATTCAGAATATAAGACAGTTAATTTAGCAGAAACGTGTGACATTAAAGCTAATATTATGGATCTGGATTCTTTTTGTGATGATAATTCTGTTGATGAATTCTTCTTGTCCCATACCTTAGAGCACATACCAGTAACTGATTATAAAAAATTCATTCTTCACATGCTTAGAAAGCTTAAGGTTGGTGGAGGTATTCGCATTATTCAAACAGATGCGGGAAAACTGATTCAAATGTGGGTTAATGGTAGTATTTCGTTTAGAGGTATGAGAGCTCCAATATTCACACCAGCAAGCCGATGTGAATCCAATATACTCCAGCAGCATCAGAGTATGTGGTCCCAGGAGGAATTAATTAAAGACTTTGAGGCTTTTGGGATGAAGGCTGAAGCCTTTGACGCTGGATTCTGGAGCTATGATATTGATGATGATATTCTTCCAGAAGAAACGCAGAATGACTTTGGCGCACCCATACCAAACCTTGGTGTGATTGCAACTAAAATCTAATTACTATACTCCTAGATGTATTTAATATTTAAGGAGTTAAAATGGCCGGTAAAAAGCCCGCAAAGAAAAATGTTTCGAATTCACCTGTAGCTACTCTTAAAGTAGAACAACCAGGTAAGCCAATCCTATACGTAGGATTGAAAGGTAAAACTTTTAATTGCCCGACATGCAACAGACAGTTCGTACGTGGCATAGTCTATGAGCATAATAATGAAAAGTTCTGCTCAAGAAACTGCATAGGCTGAATAAGTTTTCAAAACATACTATTATATATACATAGTAACTATCTTTTAGGAGAAAAATGTCAATTTATTGGTTAGCTGAATTTTTAGAAAAAATGGAAAGTAAACTCGCTCCAGCTGAGGAAGAATATGTTCAAGCTATGATGGGTATCGTATCACGATATGGCAAGCTTGCCAATGGTGATGGTAATGGCATCTGGGTTGGGTATGTGCCGGGAATCGAAAATGATAATCTATCCATTGGTGTCAAGTGTGCGAACTGTGCGCTATATGAAGGCAATGGCGTTTGTAAGATCGTAGCTCAGACAGTAGAAGATAATGGCTACTGCAGACTAGCTGCTATTCCTGATGGCGTGGTAAAAGGTGACTCAAGAGATGAATAACTATTGGCTATCAGAATATCATTCTCCAGACGATGAAGAAATGCCGGAAGAAGAAATGCCTGAAGATTCTACGGATCCAGATGATCCCGAAGAAAAGTTAAATCCTCGCCAAAGAATGATGTATGACCATTATGAACATTTGGTTGAGATGTTTGGCAAGTTTGATCAGACATCAAAAGCTAACGGGGCACACTATGCTCCGGCTAAAGCTAACCCTTTTATTAAGCAGGGTATGATTTGTTCTAACTGTGTTTTCTTTATGGGTGGTCAGGGATGTGGAATAGTAGCTGGCAAGATTGAACCTAATGCTGTATGCAAGCTGTGGATTATTCCGGAAGAATTAATTAAATAATAATTAATCAGACTCATCCATTTCTTTTTTGATTACAGCACCAAATAATACTATTACTAAAGTGGCAATGCTGATCTTAATTCCCCATGATTGTATATCGCCAGACAAAGTAATAAGAACTAATATGGTTCCAGCTATTGTCCAGGCCTGCTCATAAAGTGCAGCTATTAATTTAGTTATAAATTTTTTCATTATATCTCCCTGTTGTTATTTTCTTCTTGAGGCTCCAGCTACTGGAGCAACAGCAATAACTGCTCCCGCAGCTATAACTGCTCTTCTTTGTCCCACATTTATATTGGAACCTAATGGCACGTAAGTATTTAGGCTTCCGGAACCAAATATGTTTATTTCTTCTTCGAATGAAGAACGGACTTCTGTTGGAGCTTCTTGTACCGCACTAATAATCTCCAAAGCTTGTTCATCTGTTATGTCATCAATGGGGATCTCAGCAAAGATTTCTGCTGCTTGTTCTCCATCTATAGAAGACAGTACCTCTGCACTTGTTGCAATCTCAGTTGCTTGATCTTCTGTTATTCCATTTTCTATAATCGCATCGACAGCTTCCTGCACTTGCTCATCAGTAACTGTTTCACTACTCAACACGTCAACTAGATTTTCGAATTGTTCGTCACTCAATGGCTGATCTAAAACGGCATCAATGACTGCAGTAAACTCTTCGTCACTCAGTGGTTCTTCGAACACGGTATCAAGCACTTCAGCAAACGCTTCATCGCTTAACTCTTCCGCAAACACTTGATCAATAACCTCTGTGAACTGCTCTTCCGATAGGTCGCCAGATAATAGTTCTGTAGCTGCAGCAACTAACTCTTCTTCATTATCAGCTGAAGTTAAAATTTCATCTACGGCATTAGCAAATTCTTCTTCAGTTAAATCTCCAGATAAAATCTCATCCACTTGATCAGATATCTCTTCTGGAACAGTAGTCTCAGGTTCCGGTTCTATAACTTCTGGTTCAGGAATAGTTATTTCTGGTTCAGGATCTGTAGTTTCTGGTTCCGGATCAACTATAGGAGGATCTGTATCTGGAGGAATAACAACAGGAGGAATTACTTCTGGCTCAGTTGTAGTAGTTGTTTCTGGTTCCGGCTCAGTTGTAGTTGTGGGCTCTGGCTCTGGCTCTGGCTCAGTTGTAGTAGTGGTTTCTGGCTCGGGCTCAGTTGTGGTTGTGGTTTCTGGCTCGGTTGTAGTGGTTGTAGTGGTTGGAGTTGGGTCAATAACAGTGACGTCAACGGTTGCTTCGGGACCATAAGCGCAAGGACCTATTCCTTCTGGGTCAAAACAACTTTGATTTCCCGCTTTAATACCAAAGCGAACAGGGCCAAACCCAGTAGTCGAGGAGAACATATAGTCAGCAAGTGAATAATTGGTTCCCTGGTTAGTCCAAACCCCCCAACCATTCAATGTGGTTCCGCCAATCTCATCAAGGCCGTAGAACGTGACTCCATAAGCATAAATATCAACATTGCTTGCTGTTGGCGCGTCCCAATCTAAGTCTACGCTCCCATTTTCATTAGCTATTGCTGTCAAGTTTTGAACCATATTAAAGTACGGAGGAAGAGTAGTCGTAGTAGTTGTAGGTGTTTCGCCGGAAGTGCCAAGAATACGAATGTAATACCCGCACCAGTTGCTACCCCAGGTATAGGTTGAGACGCCATTTGCAGTGCTGCCTGCGTAGGATGGGTAGTTGTCTACCAGATATGGTTCAATGATCGCCGTTTCGCCAACGTCAATTAAACCAGCGTGAACAGCAGCTGAAGAAAACGTTGAGTCATCTGTGTAGGGATTGGAACCCCAGATTGCGCCACCGGAAGTTCCGGTGACAGTAAAGGCTTGATATGGGCCGCAGCCATTATTCCCAGGAGTAAAAGGCAACGGTGCTGGAGTGATAGATAGATTTACATTGTCAATACTCGGACCGTAATGCCCAGCCCAGTATCCATTGTCCATGCCACTAAAGGTTATTGTAGCGGTTGTTGCTCCTTCAGGAATGGTAATGGACAAACTGAAGTTTTCCAGGTCATGGGCAATAGATCTAGTGACCGTGGCCGAAGCGGGGGAGGGGGAGTCTGAGGACAGGGTTGCTGTCCAGGTGTCTGACACAGCACCTTGGCCTACGCTATTAGTCACACTATTATCAACCACAAATGAAACATTTATAATCTCTCCTGGTGTGACAGGAATAGATTGGAAAACTTCGCCGGTTTGATAAGAAAATTGCAAAGAGCCATTGAACAAAACTCCAGAGCCTCCGTCTTGAGGGACAGTCCATCCGGATGATCCATTAAAATCTCCATTGACAAAAGTGTTACTTGCCTGCGCACTTGATAGCGGTGCAAAAAAGCCAACAATAGCGATGCTAATTGTGGAAAACCTAAATAAGTTACTAATAAAATTCCGCATAATAAAGACTCCCATCCTCAATAAAATAGTAAGACTAAAGTTTCTAAATAAGAGCATAGATTATTGACACACTAGATATTATTGTGATAATATATAAATATATTTTATTGACATTTCTAAAGTTTCCGGCTTATCTAGAGAATTTACATGGTTTTTCTGGAATAACATGACAAAAAATGTTACTATTTATATAAGCGCTTATTCTTATTATGTAGAGGTTTTACATGGCTAATACTCTTAAAGTTAAAAATTCAGGTACAGCTACGTCCGTACCCTCAACTTTGGTCTACGGAGAACTAGCCTTAAACTACACTGATGGTAAGCTGTTCTATAAGAATGGGTCTGCCACTATCATTGGCGCTAAATTAATTACGGGAATAACCGGAACTACAGATCAAGTTACTGTAACCGAAACGTCTGGTTCTTTTGCAATCAGCCTACCTAGTACGGTAAAAGTCTCTAATTTATATGTCAATAACATACAACTAGACCCAACTGGCGCCACCTCCAACCAGGTACTGTCGTACAACGGAACTAAGTTTGTTCCAGTAACGAATAGTGCTACAGCAACAACAAGTGCAACTGACTTAACTTCAGGCACTCTAGATAACGCCCGTTTACCAGCAGCAGCAACAAACATTACTTCTGTTGGCACACTGACTTCTTTGGCGGTTACTAACGGTGTAACGGCAGCAACCTTTACTGGTGCTTTAACAGGCAACGCTTCTACCGCTACCAATGTTGCTTATACTGGTTTAACAGGAACTGTTCCTACTTGGAATCAAAACACCACAGGTAACGCTGCAACCGTAACCACTAATGCCAACTTGACTGGTGGGGTTACTTCCGTTGGCAACGCTGCAACAGTTGTAACTAACGCCAACTTGACAGGTGATGTTACTTCTGTAGGAAACGCTACGACCTTAACTAACGCTCCTGTTATCGCCAAAGTGTTGACAGGCTATGTTTCAGGTGCTGGAACCGTCGCTGCTACGGACAGTATTTTGCAGGCAGTCCAAAAGTTAAACGGCAATGTTGCTTTGAAAGCAAACATTGCTTCACCTACTTTTACTGGTACACCTTTAAGCACGACCGCTGCCGTAGATACAAATACGACACAGATTGCGACCACCGCCTATGTTGTAGGTCAAGGTTATGCGAAGTTGGCTAGTCCAACTTTCACTGGTACCGTAACAGTCCCAACTCCGACAAACTCAACTGATGCTGTCACTAAAGCCTATGCCGATGCCATCACGCAGAGCCTTGACATTAAAGATTCAGTTAGAGTCGCATCAACAGTAAACATCGCCGTTGCCTCTGCCCTTATAAGCGCCTCAACAATTGATGGCGTAGTTGTTGCAACTGGTGACCGTGTTCTGCTTAAAAACCAGACGACAGCCTCAGAAAATGGTATCTACGTTGTCGTAGCATCTGGGGCAGCATCAAGGTCTACTGATGCAAATACATCAGCAAAAGTTACAAGTGGAATGTATGTATTTGTTTCTGAAGGCACCGTTAGTGCCGATATGGGCTATGTGCTCACGACTAACGACACAATCACACTTGGTACAACATCACTTACTTTCACACAGTTCTCAGGTGCTGGACAAATCACTGCTGGTACTGGTTTATCCAAGTCTGGCAACACACTGTCAATTGACACTACGGTCACAGCAGACCTCACAACAGCGCAGACCTTGACTAATAAAACTTTGACTTCACCAGTACTGACAACGCCTGCATTAGGGACGCCCGCGTCAGGTATTGCAACCAACTTGACCGGCACTGCGTCCGGTTTAACCGCAGGAAATGTTACAACTAACGCCAACTTAACTGGAGATGTCACATCGGTTGGCAATGCTACAGCCATTGCTAGCAATGTTATTGTTAACGCTGATATTAACACCGCTGCTGCTATTGAACTATCCAAGTTGGCAACTACAGGGACAATGACAGCAACAACTTTTGTTGGTGCGTTGACAGGTACGGCTTCAGGTAACTTAGTTTCTGGTGGTGCGCTTGGCACTCCTTCAAGCGGCACTCTAACTAACTGCACATTCCCTACGCTCAACCAAAGCACAACTGGTAGTGCAGCAACTTTAACTAATACAAGAACACTTTGGGGTCAAAACTTCAACGGTTCTGCGAATGTCTCTGGAGCGTTGACTGGAGCAACAACCGTTGCTTTAAGTGGTGCTACGAGTGGTACGACAACGGTACAAGCAAGCGCCGTTGCTGGAACAACCACGATAACTCTTCCTGCTGCTACGGGTACCGTAGCACTTTTAGGTACTATTGCACTTGGTACTGACACTACTGGCAACTATATGTCAGGTATCACTGGTACGAGTCCTGTGTCAGTTACACATACCCCAGCAGAAGGATCATCAGCTACGGTTGCTTTGGCATCAGGTTATGGTGATACCCAAAATCCGTATGCATCCAAGACTGCAAACTATGTTTTAGCGGCTCCTAACGGCACTGCTGGAGTTCCTACATTTAGAGCAATTGTTGCTGCTGATATCCCTACACTCAACCAAAACACTACTGGCAACGCAGCAACCGTAACCACTAACGCAAACCTGACTGGTCACATCACTTCAACAGGTAACGCTACAGTCCTTGGGTCGTTCACATCAGCGCAACTTCTTGCGGCCTTAACCGATGAGACAGGTACCGGTGCGGCCGTATTTGCTAATAGTCCTGCCCTCACGGGTACGCCTACAGCACCGACCGCGGCGTTAGCGACGAACACAACTCAAGTTGCAACCACTGCGTTTGTTCTTGCAAACGCTAGTGCAGGTGCTACTACGTTAGACGGCCTTACAGATGTTGTTATTACAACTCCAGCTTCAACAGAGGTACTTAAGTATAACACAGGTTCATGGGTAAATAGTGTAATCACTCTTGGAACAGATACATCAGGCAACTACGTATCTGGTTTTACTTCTGGGACAGGGATTACAGTAACCCATACACCAGCAGAAGGTTCTAGTGCAACAATTTCGTTAACAAACACAAGCATCTCACTCAATGGTTCATCAGTTTCCCTAACTAGCGCAGGTACGCAGACAATTACTGCTGCTGCGGGAACACTTACTGGAGCGACGCTTGCTGCTGGAGTCACCGGCTCTTCACTTACATCAGTAGGCACCATCGTCACTGGTGTATGGACTGGCACCGCTATTGCTCTTGCTAATGGTGGCACTGGAGCAACTACGGCACCGAATGCAAGAACGGCCCTTGGGTTAGCGATTGGTACAGATGTTCAAGCCTATGACGCTGACCTTACAGCGATTGCTGCTCTTGCTGGTACTTCGGGATTACTTAAGAAAACCGCAGCGAATACATGGTCATTGGATACTACCACCTACATGACTACGGCGGCACCAGGAACTTTGACTGGCTCATTGACATTGCGAGCGGGTACTGCAACTGCGGGTACTGCACCTTTATATTTAACAAGCGGTATTAACTTAACGACTGCTGCTGCTGGTGCTATGGAGTTTGATGGTACAAACCTTTATTTCAGTCCGTCTACGACTCGTAAAACTATTGCATTTACAGACTCAGCAATAACAAGCAGTACTTTTATAGGCACTACTTCCGTAGCATTAAACCGCTCATCTGGCGCCCTAACTTTAGCAGGTATCACATTAACTACACCTGTGCTGGGAGCCGCAACCGCAACCTCAATCAACAAGGTTGCCTTAACTGCACCAGCGACTGGTTCAACTTTAACTATTGCCGACGGTAAAACCCTTACTGCATCCAACACCCTTACTCTTGCTGGCACTGACGCAACAACAATGACATTCCCTAGTACCTCAGCAACCATTGCTAGGACTGATGCGGCGAACACTTTCACGGGTATTCAATCAATGACTTCTCCCGCAATTACTACAAGTTTAACAACAGGTAGTGCTTCTTTCGACCTAATCAACACAATAGCAACAACAGTAAACTTTGCAAAAGCAGCAACTACTTTAAGCATTGGCGCGGCAACTGGTACGACGACAATCAACAATAACGCAGTTGTTACAGGCAACTTGACCATCAACGGCACAACATTTACGGTTAATTCAACAACAATTACAGTAGATGACCCGATTATTACTCTTGGTGGCGACACTGCCCCAGCATCGGACGATAATAAAGACCGTGGTGTCGAGTTCCGCTGGCATAACGGAACGACGGCCAAGGTTGGATTCTTTGGCTATGACGATTCAAGTGGCAAACTTGTATTCATCCCAGATGCCACAAACACATCTGAGGTATTTTCTGGAACGCTTGGAACTATTGACGTTGGGGCGGTGCATATTAGCGGTTCGCAAATCGCGGCGTCCAATTTAAGCAACGGAACCACTGGTACTGCTGGAACAGCAATTGTTCTGGCAACATCGCCAACATTAGTGACCCCAATCCTGGGTACGCCACAATCAGGAAACCTCGGGAGTTGTACAAACATTCCTGCGGCGCAAATCTCGGGAACAATCACACCAGCCGTTATGGGTACCTCTTCTTCAATAACCGGGATTACGGGTGCCAACTCCGTTCCAAATACCGGTACGGCAACCGTAGTGGATACAACTACAGCAAGTGGTACTCATGCAATAGAATATACACTGAGACTCACAACAGGGAGCAAGAGAAGACTCTCCAAAATTCTGATTAACCCCGATAGCGCAGGAACAGGGGTAGACTATGTTGAGTATGGAGTGATTGAGACTGGCGGTGCAATTACTGGAATTTCTGTAACGTCAGATTATTCTACGCCAAACTTTAGATTACTTGTTGCTAATACCGAGGGTACTGTAACTGCAAAACTACAGAAATTTGTTATGGTGTAATTATGGCTGTGGCTTCATTTAAAATATCAGATGACCTAAATCTCGACGGTGTGAAGTTTAATCCTGCTGGCGCAACGACTGGTCAAGTTTTAACATATTCAACATCAACAAATACATTCTCGCCAACATCAGAAACCCCAGCAGGAACTGTGGTCATGTATGGCGGAAGTAGTGTACCAACTGGATGGCTTTTGTGTGATGGGACTGTTTATAATATCTCAAGTTACAACACGCTCGGAAACTTGCTTTTGTCTCGGTATGGAGGTAATGGAACTACAACATTTGCTGTACCTAATTTTGTTAGTAGAATACCTGCAGCGACTACACTTCCACTCGTCATATCTGCTGCTTCTTATTTTTCTGGTTATGGTACAAGTTCCTACACCACAACGACACCTCATTATTTCAATACTGGCGATACCGTTGCGGTAACTGGCATAACACCAAGTTCGTGGAACCGCACGGCAACAATTACCGTTTTGGATTCCACACAATTCTATTTTACATTATTTAACGGCTCTACGGGTGGGGCTTATTCATCGGGAGGAACCGCTCTTGGTCCCCCATCAACTAATTTGGCGAGTAGCAGTAATACATTCAACCATTCTCATTCTGCAACATATGGAACTGATGGTGTTAACGTTAACTTAGCGCATAACCATACAACAGGTGCACCTAATGCCGACCATAATCATACACTTAACTCAGATAAAGGAAATCATGGGCACGGCACTACTGGCAGTGGAGGAATAGGCCATGTTCACAACCTTAGTTATAAAATGGGCAACGTCACACAAGCAACCAGTGACGATAGCGCCACCCACACACATGGGTATAGTACGGATAACGCAAACCATTCTCATCTAGATGCAGCGAATAGCGACGTTCACTCGCATGCGGCATCAGGTCTAGGAACAACAAGTCATACTCATGCTCATAATAGCATTACTCTTGTAACGGCAAACCAGACAACTAGTATTAGCAACCATAGTCACGGCTCATTTAACGTGATGCAAATGTTATTTATTATCAAAACGTGATACATCATGGCTGCCTCTAATTTTTATACAACAACTACACTTACATCATCGGGGGTTCTCATTAACCCCAGTAGTGCAATTGATGGCGCTGCTCTTATGTACAAAACATCAAGCAGTTCTTTTGGGGCAACCGAACGAGCCGTTCCAATTGGGACAATTAGAATGTACGTAAGCCCAACTACTCCAACTAATTATATCATATGCAACGGTCAATCTTTGAATACATTTACATATAGATTTCTTCATGCAGTAATTTCAAACAAGTATGGCGGGACTGCTTATTCGGCAGGTGTAACAGACCAGTCGGGTCAAATCACAACGTTCTCTCTACCAAACTTAATCAGCACAGTGCTTCCTTACGCAAGTAATGCGAATACTTCACTTACAACATCAATTAATATTGGTGCGACGTCACAAAATATCGACCACAGTCATGCTTTCCCAATTACCTTAACTGCTGGTGTCGGAACAACTACGCATAATCATACGTCAACTGCTGGAAACCAAACAATAAATGCTGCCACTGCCAATCATACTCATACGTGGGCTTCTACCACACAATTCGGAGGTGCCCATGTTCACACTATTCAGGGGACATCAGCATCACACACGCACGTGTATGTACGCAGTAATGCGGCTCAAGCCGATTCAACTAGCAATGCTGCTAACGGCCATACCCACACGGGTGCTGCACCTGGCTCAAATCATAACCACACCGCAAACTCTGGCGATGCCCATACACATAGTACAAATTCTGGTGGGGATAATCATTCATCACACAATTATCAAATGACAAGCAATGCCGCATCGCTTTCTCACTCACATACCAGTAATTCAATCACTGGCATATACTTCTATATAAGGTATCAGTAATGGCTGAGTCAACATTTCGGATTCCATCGAATATTAATATTGATACTATTAATATAGATGTATCGTCACCTGTCGATAGTCAAGTCATTCTTCATGATGGTACTAAATTTGTATCCGGATATCATGTACCAGTTGGGACGATTGAAATGTGGGGCGGTTTATCAACAAATGTTCCCTATGGCTGGCTTCTTTGTGATGGACAGCAAATTCTTTCAACATCTGCTTTGGGAGTTGTTTTAAGTACGAGATATAACACCGGCGGCGAAACAGCGGGAAATGTTCGCGTGCCGAATATGTCCACCGTTCTTCCTATGGGCATTACTAGTGGTGCCAATGCCAATACACCAACATTTTCTTATCCGTCATCAGACGTAACTCACACTCATGCCAGTTTTACAGCATCCACTGCAACCACAAACTCTGATGGAGCAAACCATTCTCATACCTATCAAGATGGAGGCGCACATAATCATTCAGCAGTGGCTGCAAACTTTGGCCACGCGCATAATACCAATAATCAATCTACAACACATTATCACAACACCGGCGGTGCTAATATTGCATACGTCACCAGTGGAGCAACTGCACATACTGCATCCCTCCACGGAAATCCTGCCAGCGACGATGCTGCACATTCACATACAGCAGGAACACAAAATGCCAATCATAGCCATGGCATTACTGGGGCAGCAACAACACACAACCACACATGGGCTTCTAATGCAACAGGAGCCGCGACGACAACCGCAGGGTCACACAACCATACTGTTACCGTTGTCTCGATTTCGTTTATCATCAAATCTTAGGAGAACAAATGTTGGAAAATCACCCAATGCACGAATACGGAGTAGGCTACTACTTTCGTGAAATCGGTCTTACTGATTCTGTAGGATTATTTAACTTTACTTCATCTGTAAGGAATTTTAGATTTGAAGGAGGTTGGGACGAAAATAATCAAGTAGATTTTAATCGCTGCGATAACTCCGCTCCACGTGACGCATATTTACCAAGCGGTTTTCATAAATGGGACTATGAACTTAATTTATGCTCATGCGGCTCTACTTCAAAACCTCATGGCACAACAAATGACCATTATACATGCCTAACTCATTGCAAAGTTTTTAGAGTCCCCATTCAAACAAAAAAAGGTTTTATCGTCTATCTAGAATATAAAAATCCCGAGAATGAAAGTATCAATATAGAGCGTTCCGACTGTAGTGGTAGAACATTTCAAGAGGTGTTTCGCTCCATCCTTGAATGGCAGTGGGTACATCTTAATTTAGGAAATAATGAGGCCGTAGCAATTGCAGCACATGAGTTTGTCCAAGAAATAAACCCACCTGAGGATATTATTGATTGGCTATGGTTAGGCGTCCCAGACCAGCACGTTGCTAAATTTTTACGAGCAATCCCAAATCCGCGACAAAGAAATATATTAGAAGAAATCCCCGATATGAATACTCGTTTCAACTTATGGATTGAAACTCAAATTACTTCGATGCCAAATATTTGGCCATATGGACCTAGATAAAAAATGAATATTGAACATTACGATTATATTTATCCAGTAGTCCATGACTTATCAACGGTACGTTCTTCTACTTTTTCTAAAATTGATTACGAAAAAATATCTCTTCTTAATACAACTCGGGGAAAATTGGTGCCAAAAGATTTATTTGGTGTATTTATCGATGAACGTAATAATATTTTTCTAGGTTTATCTAGACTATTTAAAACATACAATTTAATTTTGAATTATTATTCAAATGAATATAATATTAATTATACTTTTTATAAAGATGTTGCTGACATTATTACTAGACCGCTAACGTCGTCTCTTGGTATATTTAAGTTCACAGACTCCAAACCCGCCTCTGCTTATGGCAGGGAAAGATGTGACGCAGGAAGAAATGGTCCAGTATTTTTTTTACGTGATGGACAAGTTCCACTCGGAATAGTTGCAAATAGCCTTAAACCAATACTACTTAGTGATTTAGAGCAGTATTATTCTATTTTGTCGGTAGACCAAGTTGGGTATCTTATTTACTTAAAATACTTTGAAGGATGCAACGATTCAAATGAAGAATTTGAAACAAACGAGAGTGATTTACCAACGTCATCACGAAGCCTTTTCCCTGCCTTGAAGATTCTTGTTGAGTGGGCCGAAATGACCAAGGAGCCATGGGGTTCAAATGAACCTGTCGCTCTTGCAGCACAGAGTTTTTTGAATAAAATTGGGATGCCAGAAGAAATAAGACGTGACATTGAGGAGAATCAGACAAACATGCACGTTTATAAATATATTTATGGTGATATTGATGCGCGCAGACAGCCTGAAAATGATATACTGAGCCCTATGACTGGTTTAACTAAAAAATGGCTCAAGACAAAGTTTCTATATGAAAACGTAACAGTTTTCTATCGAGCACTAGCAGACTGAGAAAAATATGAATGTCCGCGATTACGGCAATGGCATTATTTTTTATGAAAATGGTCTTAGCAATTCATTGTGTGATTCGATTTCGTCATTTTATTACGCAAATATGGAACTGACAAAACCAGGGATTACAATTTCTGGGAAATCAGTCACGCCTTCTGGGGACCGATGGAAAAATACCATCGACCAAGAAGGCCGTTGGCATGAACATGGTGTCACGCAAGAAGAAAAAGATACTCGTGCACGTATTGATGAGGAAATATATAACGAGTTACGCCATTCCGTAAGTGCCTATCTTGACTCATTTAAATATCTTAGTGAGGCGCCAGGTGTTACTGATACTGGATATTTATGGCAGATGTATATTCAAAATAATGGTTATTACCGTGAGCACGTTGATGGACAGCAATGGGTATATGCGGTTCATCGAAGAATATGTGGAATTATCTGTTATGTGAATACTGTTGACCAAGGTGGCGAAACTTATTTTAAATATCAAAATCTTCATATTAAACCAGAAAAAGGCGGAGTTGTTATTTTTCCTGCCCACTGGATGTACCCGCATGAATCGTTGATGCCCACGTCATCTGACAAGTTGATTATCAGTTCGTTCCTAGAATGTGAACCGCTATTTCACGTACACGAAGAACACTAAAAATTAGCGCGCAAGAATCATTAAATTCCAGGCATGCCTTAAAAACGTCACTTGTAAAACATTTTATTTAATTGCAGATTTAAAACTTTTCGCCAAAACGAATTTGGCCCTCAAAATTTTTTTCCAAATTCACCCTATATAGGGTTTTCTCCACATAGATGGAGAATGTGACTGCTCTATAGCCTCAGCGTGTTCGGGGCTCTCATAGAGGCGTATAATGTGGATACAGGGGTCTTGTCCGCCCCATATCATCTCTGATTCATCCTCCGTAAGGGGTAGACTATCATGGGTCTCGCAAATTGCCGGACCACACCATCTATTGTTAATGCCTATCTGGAGCCATTCATTAAATGTCATTTTTTAAATCCTCTACTTTGTATTTGATATCCACTATTATACCATCTGTGAACTTCGCAAAGTAATTAATAAAGTATCTATTTCCACTAGCTAAGACAGCCGAGCAATAGAAGTGTAGGATTCCGTGGAATTCAGCATCTTTATATGCAGACAATTCAATGTCACGCTTGCCAGACCAAGTGCCCTCTCGATACAATAGCTTACCTACGCTAGATATCAAATAGCTGTCCAGCATGCAGTGCATATCTTTGGTTTGGAACTCATGTCCCGGGAAGAACAAGACTTCCTGATCTTCCAATAAGATCTCTGGAAGATCATATTCAACATATACTGAATCAAACATTCCCATTGGGGCCCCGATCTAAGGTCTATATTAAAAAACTCTTTTTTGTATGAACGATAAAAAAATTAATCTTTACCAAAAAATATCCAAGGAATAAAGATTACCATTGTTGCCAAAAATAGGCCAAAAAGAAAATCAGTCATCATTTATCCTCACTTTTATTATCTGTTGTACGGAGTCGATTTCCAAGTCTCAGGTCCACCAGCATTTGATGCCGCCAAACTTTCCCAACGGGCATGATTCTCAGGGCATTCTTTTCTTGTTTGGTCTGGGCAATTGCCATTTATGTCATAGGCTAAGAAAAAACCTTGACCGTCCATAGGATTTTGTCCATCTTGTCTGCTTCCATCATCATTAAGAAGATGTCCCCATCCGTCTGTGTGGCACCCTGCTATCAAATTCACTTTTAACTGAAATTCTTCGGCACTTAACGGAGGAATACCAAGAAGGCCATCATGGAATTGAATTAACCAAGTCAAATCTTCTGACTTAAAATTCCAATCATATTTGTGGATGATATCTATTTGCCAGTCCGCTAATGCCCATTTGCCGCATGCGGTTCCATCCATATCACCACCACCACCGTATAGTCGTACGTATCCAGAACCGCAATCTGAGCGGTGGTAGACAAGTCCATCACCATGTTTTTCTGATGTAATTTTCATAACTTATCCTTTGGGTCGTTAGGGAAAAATTTAGATATGACTTTAATGACGATCCAACTGGCCACCATTATTTCCATTCCTATAAATAGTCCTCTAAAAAATTCTGAATGCATAGT